GCTCTGCTGGTGCTGTGAAAGCTATCAAAGATAACTGGGAGTTTGTTACTTCATACGAAGAGATTGTCTTGATGTTTGATGAAGATGATGCTGGTCGTGATGCAGCTAAGAAGGTGGCAGAGATTATGCCTCCCGGTAAGTGTAAGATTGCTAGCCTGCCATTCAAAGATGCAAACGATTGTATGCGTGAAGGTAAGTCTAAAGCAATCGTCAACGCTATCTGGGAAGCACAACACTACAGCCCTGATGAGATCTTGCATGTTAGTACAATTGAATTGGCTGATGAAGATCAATCTGTGTTCTCATATCCATGGGATAAGATGAGTTCCTTCTTGATTGGTCAACGATCAGGCGAGCTTACTCTCTGGACATCAGGTACTGGCTCAGGTAAGTCTACTATCATTCGTGAAATCATTTGGGATCACCTCAAACGAGGACGCAAGTGTGGTGCTATCATGCTTGAGGAATCACCTAAAGAAACTATTGAAGATATCATCTCTCTTATTATCAATAAACCTGTACGATCTATTCGTGCCGAACGATTGATGAACAAGCTCCGTGCTGACGAGGGTGATGTTACTTTGCCTGAAGAAGAACTTGACATCCTTGATGATGCCGAGTACACTAATGCACTGAACCTGCTTAAGAAAACTGGGTTCTACATCTACGATCACCTTGGTAACAATGGTATCGAGAACTTGGTGCAACGACTAGAGTTTATGGCTGTGTCATTGGGAGTAGAAGTTATTGTGTTGGATCACATCACCGCTGCTGCTACTGGTATGCTTGGCTCTATGAATGACAATGAGCGTATGCTTATTGACAGCCTGATGAAAGAACTGCGATCACTTGTATCTCGTACTGGTGTTCACATTCACATCGTTTCACAACTCGTGAAGAATGGCAAGGCGTTTGAAGAAGGCGAGCGTATCACTATGCAAGACCTTAGAGGCTCCGGCTCTCTAGCTTCTGTGCCTAACACAGTCATTGCACTTGAACGTAACCGACAAGATCCTGATTCAGTAGTTAAGAATACTACTACAGTCAGAGTCTTGAAGAATCGTTTGACTGGTAAATGCGGTGTTGCTACTGCACTGTATTACGATCACAACTCTGGTCGTTTGGATGAAGTAGATTTCCAAGTCTCCGATGGAGGCCATGTAACATTTGATTAAGGAGAGTCACATGAACAGACTCGTATTTGACATTGAAGCAAATGGACTTAACGAACTTAACTTAAATACTAAAGGCGAAGTGATACCCGAGGCAACTCGGGTTCACTGCCTTGTTATAAAGGACGTTGATACCAATGAAATTACAACTTATACTGGTGATAGTATTGGACACGGTGTTGATGTTCTCCGTGCTGCCAATTGTATTATTGGCCACAACATTACAATTTATGACGTACCTGTGCTCGAAAGGCTCTACGGTCCTATTCGCAGCGATCAACAGGATACTCTCATTATCTCCCGAATGATGTACCCTGAGCGGGGGGACCACCCACTAGGTGGTAACTCCCTTGAGTGTTGGGGTAAATCTCTTGGCTGTCACAAACAAGACTACCAAGGTGGTTGGGAAGAATACTCAGACGAGATGCTTGAGTATTGTATTCAAGATGTAGAAGTTTCTCATAAAGTTTGGGAAGCACAACAGGAGTTTGTAAATGCAAATCCCAAATCCATTTGGTTGGAGCACCAAGTTACAAGGATTATTAGTGATCAAATTACTAATGGCTTTTGCTTTGATCTTGACGCTGCTTACAATTTGGAAGAAGAGTTGCAGTACAATAAGATCTCTATTGAAGATGAAATGAGACAATCATTTCCACCCGTCATTGAAGAACGTTGGTCCGACAAAACAGGACGGCGACTCAAAGATAAAACTACTATCTTCAATCCGGGTTCTCGCAAACAAATTGCGGAACGGCTTAGCACCAAGTATGGTTGGGTTCCCCCATTAACCGACAAGGGTAATCCAAAGGTTGACGAAGCTGTGCTTAGAGAACTCAGGTATCCAGAAGCTGAAACACTTATCAAATATTTTGATACTGTAAAACTGCAAGGTCAGGTTTCAGACTGGATCAAGCGGGCTTACCATAGCCGTGATGGTAAGATTCACGGCATGGTAAACCCACAAGGTACTGTGACTGGTCGCATGACTGCATCACAGCCCAACCTACAGCAGGTATCAGGAGACAAACGAGCACGAGCTTTGTTCCAACCATCTGAAGGTAAAGTTCAAGTGGGTATTGATGCTAGTGGTCTGGAGGCTCGCATGCTTGCGTCCCGTATGGCTAAGTATGATGACGGTGCGTATGCAAAGATTATCCTAGAGGGTGACATCCACTCTGAGAATCAACACGCTGCTGGATTACCAACAAGAAATGATGCTAAGACTTTCTTTTATGGTTTCTTGTATGGTGCTGGTAATGTTAAGATTGGTAAGATCATTGGCAAGAATGCTAATGCTGGTGCTGCACTTAAGAAGAAATTCTTAACTAGACTGCCAGCTTTGAAGAAAGTTATTGATGATGTCAAGGCACACGTTGATAAGACTGGTAAGGTAGAACTCTTAGACGGTCGCCTTGTACCGTGCCGATCACAGCATGCTGCACTTAATGTGCAACTGCAAGGTGATGGTGCTATTGTTATGAAGCTGGCACAAGTATTGTTTGCTCGTAAGATTAAAGACATGGATGCTAAGTTCATGGCTACTGTTCATGACGAGTGGCAGATTGAGTGTGATGCTGGTATAGCAGAAGAAGTAGGAAAGCTTGGTGTGCAGGCTCTACTAGAAGCAGGTAAAAAGCTTGGCTGTCAAATGCCTATTGACGGTGAGTATCAAATTGGAAAGGACTGGTCAGAATGTCACTGATTAGCGTAGATTTTTATGAATTGCAAAACGATCCAACAAGTCGTTTGGTTTGGCATACAACTAAGCCTTTGTTTGAAAAGACACCGTATAAAATTAGCCATTGCAATCTTGTATTAGAATCAATGGGCGTAAAATATACTGTTGTTACTGCCAATCATTTTAGTGCTCGGCTCTGTGATAGAGATACATTTAATAAGATGTATGAATATCCTGTGTATACTCATGTCTTTGGTAAGTCTAATTTAGACAGAAATACATTGGAGAGTTTAATTACTGGTTATCGTGGCAGTGTTCTTGGTACTGCGTTATGGCGTATGACAGGGTACTACTTGGGTAAGAAACCTAAACTGTGTACAACTTTAACACAAGAGATTTTACGAAGCTCTGGATATATGGTACAATACAAACATAAGCCTATTGATTTTTATAAGGAGTTGAAGAATGAGAATTATTATGTTCTCGGGAAAGGCACGGGTTGGGAAAACGACCGCTGCAAAGAAGATTGCAGAGCTCGCATTCTTGGCTGGAATGAAGCCCATATTTCTGCCGTTCGCGAAACCTATCAAAGATAAGGCAGCAGCTGAAGGTTATACTAAAGAGGAAACTCCTAAAGAGTATAGAGCTTATTGCCAATTGATGGGCGAAACCCATCGCAAGACTGATCCTGATCATTGGATTAAGGCTTGGAAAGAAGAATTATTTAAACAAGAATTAAAAGAAAAGAAGGATCTAGATGAAAATCTTAAACACTGGGAAAGAGTTATTATTGTTGATGATTGTAGGTATCAAAATGAAATTGAAACATGTAAAGAACTGGGTGCTATCCTTTGTTTCGTAAGTCATGGTGGTCGTTCTATTGAGGACGAGGACTCTGATTGGAGAGAGCATGAGTCAGAGGTATGGTCTAATACGGTAGAAGAACAAGGCTACGCAGAAGAAATTGATTACTGGATGGAGAATAATCTTAGTGAAAGAATTTTTGAAGAAGTTATCAGGCAAGAATCGAGTGAGTTACTTGGCGTTGGTCCAAATGATCAGGACCCGGTTAAGAAACTTGCCGCCCTCTTGGACAAATTGATTGATCAGTTAGGATCTGACGATGAAAAAACCTAAGACTGCTGTACTAGATGGTGACATCCTAGTATACAAGGCTGCATTCTGGGCAGACATGGAAGGTATTGACGAGCTGCCAGATAGGTTGAAGTATGATGTGAAGAAGTGGACACCCAAGGGGTGCAAGCCTGTGCTTGCATTCTCTTGTCCACGATCACAAAATTTTAGAAGAAGATTCTGGCCCGACTACAAGGCTCATCGAGATGATACAATGCAGCCGGATAGTAAAGACTATGCGGTTGAAATTATTGTTGATGGGTTTGATGTGGTTGAGTATCCACAGCTAGAAGCCGACGATATCATGGGTATCGAGGCTTCTGCTGGGGATGCTATTGCTGTTACTATTGACAAAGACCTCCGGTGTGTACCGGGGTGGCACTGGAATCCTAGCCGAGAAAAGAAACCAGTGTTTGTTTCAGAAGAAGATGCTGACTTCTTTTTCTATACGCAATGGATGACTGGAGATGCTACTGATAATATACCCGGACTGTGGAAAATTGGCCCGAAGAAAGCAGAAAAGTTCTTGAAAGATACTGATAAGGAAAATTGGGTAAAGGAGATCCTTGAGTTATATCGGACTGAAGAACGTCCAGAACACAAGGGTAGATGTGGACTTGACCCAATACAGTTCGGTAGAGCTATGGCTTGGTGTGTTAGAATCTTGCGACATGGCGAGTATGATAAGTCTAGTCAACTCATACAGTTATGGAAACATGGGTATAAAGGAGATCAGCATGCAATCCAAATGTTCTAATTGCGGAGCCACAAGTATGGTTCAAGCAGGTGTTTGTTCTGTATGTACTAACTGTGGCACAACAAGTGGTTGCAGTTAGTGGTTTATTTTGAAAAACTAATTAGATGTAACTATTGCCAACGACTCACTACAGGTGTCCATGTTCATGGGCATCTGCAGTGTTCTTGGTGTAAGACAAATATAGAACCCTGTTGTCAGGGTCAGGAGAATATACATGCCGTATGCAAAATCAACAATTGTTCACAAGGCTCAGAGAGCAGTGAAACTCACGGACTCAGAACTGACAATCGTAATCACTGAGTTACTTAGAAACCAAGAAACATTAACCTCTAAAGTAGAGGAGTTAGAAAATGAAATCAAAAAGCTTTCCGTATCTAGATCCACTCGTGGCAAAGCTGCTAAACGAGATGTACCCACCACTGGAGTATCAGGAGAAGGTGACTCGTGAAGAGTGGGCCTTTCGTGGTGGACAACGAGATCTAATTCGTAAGTTAGAAACTATTATTAGACAACAAGAGAAACAGAATAGGGGGTAAATACTATGGCTTTTAATCCTTTCGGCTTGGGCGGTGGATATGAATATGATGATATCTTTGATGAGAATTTTAATTTTAAAGAAGTAAATTTTGGAGCATTAAAAAATCAATACTATGATGAAATTGTAGCTGGAATGGCTACAGATCCTAACACTGGACAGCCAATAGGAGGTCTGGGAAATTTACAAGGCCAAAGCTATGCGGCAATGAAAGCTGCTTTTAAAGTAGGACAATTTAAAAAAGCACAAAAAAACTTTAAAAATCTATCTAAAGATTTTGAAAAAGATTACGGCATGGGTTCTCAAGATTTTAGTATGCTTATGAAAGAAGTATTTGCAAACCCTGATGCATTTGTAGGTGACGTTGGATTACCTAGTCATTCAGCAGGAACTAGTAGCAAAGGCTTTACGACTAAGGGAAACTTTACAGACTTTAAAACAAGAATGAAAGCTTATATTGATCAAGCTAGAAGTACTTACAATAGAAGTATCCAACTTCAAGAACAAGAACAAGCTATGCAAAAGCAAGCTATGTTGCAGGAAGATTTTGACAAACAACAATTAGATATTGAAAAAGCTGCTGCTAGTAGCGGTGAAAGAGCTGAACGAGATAGAGCCAAGATGGCTAGTCAACAGTATACCGCAGCTTTAGCAGCAGGACAAACACCTATGTCTACTACTAAAAAGTCTAAGGGTATGGGTGTTATTATTCCACAAGATAGACCAATGTGAGGTGACTATGAGATTCCAACAAAAAATGAAACGAACTCCGTTATGGAGCCTTAGTGATCCTTTCGGTAAAAAGAAAGCTAAGCGTCAAATGGCTAATCAAGCTCGTCGAGATCGAGAACATGCAGCCTTTTTAACAAGTTTATCTAGTGCTTTTGGCGAAAAATTTGAAGCTAACTTAAAAAGAAGAAAGACATTCTTTCAAGGGCTGGGTGCAGCATTTGAAGCAGATAAGGAAGCTGTTCGTAAGGAAAGAATTAATGAGTTAGGAACTAGTGCTGCTAATAGAAGACAAGTAGAAGACACTTTACTATCTTCCCGTGGCAATAAAGTAGGTAGACGTAAGTTACCTATGTCTGTAAGAATTAAGGGAGGGTATTAATATGGGTATGAGCGCACCATCTTTTGATTCTTCTGGTCAGCAAGCTATGATGCAAGCTAACTTAGAAAAAGCAAGAGAAGATAGAAGACAAGAAGCATCTGAATCAAGGCAAATGCGTCTTGAAGAAGAAAGACTTCGCATGTCTTTAGAAAAAGCATTTAGAGAAGAACAGTATGCTGCTATGCAAGCTGAAGAAGAAAGCATTGATGCACGCGAAGAAGCTGCAATGCAAGAAAACTTAGGTCAATCAGAGACAAGACAGAATGTTATGGACTTCTTTGCTGATAGACCCGGAGTTCAAATTAAGGATAACATGTAATGGGTGTTATTAAAGAAAGGTTTAATGAGTTAGAGTCTAGACGAGTTCGCAAACTAGAACGGTCACGTTACATGGCTGCTTTGACTGTACCAACAGTCTTACCTCCTGCTGGCTGGACTAACGAAGAACAGCTGCCCCAGCCTTTTAGTTCTGTGTCAGCTCGTGGCGTAGTTGGTATGGCATCTAGAATGTTAAGTGCTATGCTTCCTGTTAATGATACACCTTTCTTTAGGTTCTCTGTCTCTAGCGGTAAAGATGTAGATGGAGAGGTTACTAACTATTTAGATTCTCTTACTAGACAGGTTTATAAAAAACTATCAGGTAAAAATTTAAGGGAAAATATCTTTCAAGTTTTGCAACATTTAATTATTGTGGGCGATTCTCTTCTTATTATGGAAGATGATTTTACTTTTAGGGTTATTCGCTTTGATCATTTTGTTGTACGTCGTGATGTAAACGGTGATCCTAAAGAAATTATTTATTTAGAGTTTGTAGCTAAGTCTAATGATGAAGAGATTGAGCCTAACTTTAGAGCGCAGTATAGTGCAGACACATCAACAGAAGGTTATGATGTGGTTTATAATCGGTTAACAAAAGATAATCCTGAAGATCCTTGGATCGTTGAAAGAGAACAGGATGATGTTATTACCGAGACTGGTTCTTATACCGTCTTCCCTTTTGTTTGTTTACGTTGGTCTTCGGTTGCTGGTGAGAACTATGGTCGATCTCACTGCGAAGATATCATTGGTGATATTCAAACATTAGAATCATATACCGAAGCATCTATTGAAGGAATGGCTGCTGCGTCTACGTTCTGGATGGGCGTGGATCCTGCAGGTATTACGGAGATTGATGACCTTGCTGGTCAGTCTAACGGTACTTGGGTTCCAGCACGACAGCAGGATGTGTTTACCCTGAGTCCTGCTCAAAGTATTAATCCACAGGTACAGTCTACCTTTAGTTCGGTTGAGAAGATGAGAAGAGAAGTGGGTCAATCATTCTTACTTGATTCAGCTTCTATTCCTAGCGGTGATAGAGTTACTGCTACTGCAGTTCGCCGTATTGGACAAGAGTTAGAGACTGTTCTTGGTGGTGCATTTAGTTCTATCTCTAGAGAATTATTTATTCCTATCATTAAACGAGCAGTATTCTTAATGCTTGATGAAGGTGAGATTGACGAACGGCTGCAAGAACAATTCTTTACTGAAGATGGAGCGGTTGATTTTGAGATTATCACTGGTCTTCAAGCACTGAGTAGAGATACTGAACTGATGAAGCTTATGCAAATGGGTGAGATGATGCGTAACCTACCACAAGATGCTATGGCTGCGTTTGACTTTACCGAGTATGCTAGAGCACTTGTTACTTCTCTTGGCTTTGATGCCAACATGTGGGTCAAGAGTAGAGAAGATATTAAACAAGAGCAGCAGCAACAGATGGAACAACAACTTGCCCTACAGAACCAAGCTACAACTAATCAAGCTGTGGCTCAAGGTATGCAGCAAGCTGCCATGCAAGACTTACAGGCTACAGGAGGACAAAATATTGCTGCGGTCGCAGAGCAGGCACAGCAAGGTATGCCGCCGGGGTAATATAAATGAGAGGGCAACATGGGCGAAGAATACAAAGAGTTACAAGATCAACTTGTTAGAATTAAACAGCAGTTAGAAGATTGCCGTGAAGAAAACAATCGCAAGTTAAAAACTGCATACGAGGACTGTGCTAATATTAAGCAGGGTCTTGAAAAGAAAGTGCAGAAGATGACACTGGCTGCTGCTGTCACTGGCACTGTGGTTGGTGGTGAGGTACTAAGCAAAGTAACTGAGACTGTAGAGCAGGTGACTGGTCTTACAGATACGTTAGGTGCTGCTCCTAAACCAAAGGGAGATCCGTATGCTCTTGACTTAGATTGGATTACGCCTGAGATTCAGATGCCTGATAACAATACTGCAGGAGGAGCTGTACTAGTTAACGAGGATCAGGACAGTATCTTTGATGCTAAGGAAGGTATGAAGTTTGATTTGTTTGAAGACTCGTGGGCTGATATTCCTGACCCTACACAAGAACTAGAGACAGAAGCTGACCTAACACAGGCTGCTGAGAAAGAGGTATTGTTTTTAGATCAAGATGAAGATTATTCTATTGCAGAAGGTATTGGTTACTTTGTTGCTAGAGCTGAGATGGAAGAGCTTCTAGAAAAGATAGAGCCTGAAGAGTCTTTAATTGAAATGGTTATTGAAGAAGAGCCTATGGCTATTGAGCAGGCTGCTGAAAAAGAAATTACATTTGTTGAACCAAATGAATACATTCCCCCACCTCCTATTGTTTCTCAGCCGGAACCAGAAATGATTGTGGTGGCTGAGTCTAAAGGTATATGGGCATTGCCCTTACTATTTTTCTGGAAAAGGAGAAAAAGAAATGGCTAAAAAGAAACCAGCAAAGCGTGATGCTTGCTATAATAAAGTAAAGAGTCGCTATACTAAATGGCCTAGTGCTTATGCATCTGGTGCTCTGGTTAAGTGCCGTAAAGTCGGTGCAAAAAATTGGGGTAATAAGAGTAAGGGTAGGAAGAAGTAATGGCTAAGGAAGGTCTTAAGAAATGGTTCAGTCGAAACAAGGGCAAGGGCTGGATTGATTGTAAGACTGGTAAGCCGTGTGGTCGCAAGTCTGCCAAGGGTAAGTCAAAGCGTCCATACCCTGCTTGTCGCCCTACTAAAGCTCAATGTACTGCCGCTAAGTCTAAGAAAAAAGGACCGGCAAGAATCTCATGGAAGAAGAAAAGGAAATCTAAGAAATGAAATATATTGCATTATTATTATTGACTGGTTGCTGCTCCGGCAGATGTATCACCGTAGAGATTGAAGCTGGTGGTGACGTTGTTCTTGGTGGTGAAGCCGAGGCTAAGTGTCCTGTGGCTCCCGCTGTGCGTAAAAAAATGATGGAACGACGGAAGGGCTACGACATCAAGGGTCGTAGGATGGACGAGGTGTAAGATGGCAAAGGCACGCAGTAAGAAGAAGGGGGCTATGAAAGGCTGTAACATTGGTAACAAATGTAAAAGCAAGAAGGGTGGTCTTACTGCTAAGGGTCGCCGAATGATTAATGCCAAGACTGGTTCTAAATTAAAGGCACCGCAACCGGGAGGCGGATCAAGAAAGAAATCATACTGTGCTCGTTCTGCAGGACAGATGAAGAAGTTTCCTAAAGCTGCTGCAGATCCTAACAGCAGATTGCGTAAAGCACGCAGAAGGTGGAAGTGCTAATGGCTAAGATTAGATTTGGTAACGGTGCTAATGAAATACCGCAGGGTATTAGAACATTAGAAGTACACGGTACTATTAATGAAACCAGCAATGACCATGTTGTTACCGCTAATAAAGATACTATTATTGCAAGAGGTACAGAAGATTATTGTCACTCTATTGTAGAATCTGTATTAGAAAACAGAGATATTGGCTATGTAACACCAGAATATTGGGATCAGTTTTGGAACTACAAGTTAGGTGCAATCTGGCATCCCGATTCTAACCTTATGTCTTCAGGTAATACAGCTGTTTTGTGGCAAAAGGCTGAAGAAATCTCTGAGTCTTCTACCTCTGCTGGTGAGTTTGACTCATGGGGAGATATTGTAGCTGGTACAAATGCTCCTGCATATGTTAGTACTTCATCTAACAATAAATTTCCTTACATAGATTTTGATGGTACAAATGATTCAGCATCTATTCCATTTGCCTCTTGCCCTGCAGGATTAGCAGCTGGAGCTAATAATGATTATTGTATAGTATTTGTTTTAGATTTACCTGATAGTAATACTACACAAACTTTATTCCAAATTAATCAGACTACTCTTCCGGGAAATTTTATAGTTCAACATATTTCAACTTCTACTAATAATCAAATTAAATTAACACTAAGACATGCTCTTGGTATTAGTACAGGAACATTAGATGTTTCGTCTAATTTTTCCTTTACCGATACAAATATTTTAGTTTGCGGTAGAATTAATAACGAGCATTTTGCTAGAGTAAACGGCAACACCGCAGTTACTGCTACTGGTAATGGTTTTAGTCCCTCACTTGGAAGTACTGACTGTACTATTGGTAACGGGTATACAGGCGGTGTTAATAACAATTTTACCAATATGAACTTATATGAGTTGTTATACTTTACTGCTGATAGTCAGAATGACTCAGCATTTTTAACAGATATTATTAAGCTAGAGGGAGCACTAGCTCGTAAATTTGACATTGTAAGTGTTCTCCCCGATAGCCACACTTACAAATCACATCCCCCTAGAGTAATTAATATTTAAGGAGAATTACTATGGCTAAGAAAAGAATGAAAAAAGATGAAGAGACTGGTGCTGGCGGCGGTAGCGGTGCTAAGCGTGGACGTAAAGCAGGAGTAAAGGCTCGCATTGGTGCTAGGAAAATGTCTACTAAAATGGCAGAAAAGAAATCTGTTAAGAAGGTTAAGACTACTAAGACTAAGCCTACTGCAAAGCGTGGTGCTTCTGCTGGCAAGGGCGGCAAAGGCGGCGGATAATGAAAACCAAATTTAAATGTGCATGTGGTACTACTACCAGATATACAGATAAAGATGCTCAAAATATTGTAACTAAAAATATTCCGAAAGGTAAACGTGGATCTAGATCTAATCAAAAAAGAGATTGAAAACTGGATTTTTAATTATCTAGATGTGCCTTCTGCTTTTTACAAGAATAATAAACCTTGCCCATTTGCAGCTAAGGCTTGGCGTGATAGCCAAGTCAAGGTTGTAATGGGTAAAAAAGATACGGTTCGCCGTGAGGTTTATAATTGGAATGATGATTATCAATTAGTTATTGTTGTTTTTGATCCTATGATTTGGAAAAATCCAGAACCTTGGGCAGAAAGGTATAACGATAGACTTGCTGATAATGGTAAAGATCTATATGTTATGTTATTTGAACCGGGGGATGAACCCGCTGATGATCCAACACTAGATCCTGAAGCATGGGGTCAAATTGTTGATTATGAGTATGGCATGGCGTTAATACAACGTCGTGCTGAGTTAAATAAATTCTCACAGTTTTTAGAAAAACAGAACTATTATGCAAATTGTTCTGATTACTTTATGAGTTATGTTAATAAAAGGAGATCTCCATGAAGGGAAAAAAGAAATCTCAAGGTATGAGAAAGAAGGCAAAGGCAAAGAGCTTTGCTTCTACTGATTTTGGTAAGAAGGTCATGAAGAAAAAAAAGACTTCAGGCACAAGAAAAATGAGGTAAACTATGGCAAGTACTATTTCAGCGGCAACGCTTACGGTTACGCACACTGAAGCTCTTACGCTGAATGGTGTTGACCGTGGTGTTACCAACACATTGACTATTGCCTCTATCAATGAGGTTGATCACCGCATCTTAACTGTAGATACTAGTGCAGCTAGAACTATTGCTACTCTTGGTACTACAGTAGGATCGGGTGAGTTTATTAAAGGTAATGTAAAGTACATTCGAGTTACTAACAAAGA